GCGAGCAGCTTATCGATACGCGCTGTTTTCGCTTCTGACAGCTCGCTAATGTCGATCGCGGCATTGCCGTCCTCGCCGACGGGTACATTACCCGAGCCGGTGATCTCGCAGACTTTCTGCCAGGCAGCCAGAGATCCTTCGTCGCCGACTGCTTTGTGAACTTCTTTGTAAGTTATCGCTCTTGGAGTTCCCATGGTTTTTACTCTACGCAAAAATGCTTGCTGTTATTTGCCATCCGGTACGGATCTGCAGGACGTCAATAAATTGGTTCTTGTACTTGCCCTGGATGTCGTACTGCACATGAATACCGGCAAAAATGAACTTCTGAGCCTGAATTATAGAATCTGCAAAAAATGTTGTTTCAGATACGTTCGCGAGCATCGATTCAAGGGCCATGGAGTAGCGGTTCGCGCGTTCGACAAGCGTGTCCTGGTTGCCGTGGATCACCGCGAGCTCGAGCAAGAGTGCAAAATCAATATCGAGTGTGTCGCCTTCGTTGTCGAGCTCTTTATGCTCGCTTTGCAGAAACGTGAGAGCAGGAAACATCGTCACCAGCCGCGGCGACCTGTGAAACTTCGCAATAGACGGCAACGCAGTGCCGTCATTTGCCCAGAGCAACGCGTCGGCCTGGTTTGCCTGGATAAACGCGATCAGGTTGTCTTTGATCGGCCGCTCGTCGAATACTTGAATTGTCGGGTTCCAGGCCATCTAGATCACATCTCCCGAATAATCGACATAAATACCGTGTCGGCGAACAAGTTTAACCAGGCTCTTCTGGATCGTCTTTGTGAGATCTCGCCGCTGGGCATCGCTGAAATCTATGACTTTACGTTGCGGGAGCCTGCCGCCGCCGGTCTGGTGATATCTCGCACGCGCGAGGCTGGTGCCGATAACTATCTGGTCTTTAGATTTTTGATAAACGGTGTCCGGCGTCTGACCGGTCATCGATTGGTACATTGCATCTGTCGCCCTAAGAACGCCCGCGATGACCCCAAAAGTGCCGTAACGCGCTATTTTCTGGACCTCATACGCGGGCGATAATGGCTTCCAACGGCCCGACGCACCCTTTGAGCCGCCCGATTGGAACTGCTCTTTCTCGATATCCCAGAACGCATCGCGTATCTCGTCGGCGATCGGCGTGATGTCCCGCAGGTCCTCGTCAAATCGCTGGAAGATGCGATCAAACTGCTTCTCGCCTGAAACTTCTATTGAAAAGCGTACTGGCATGACTTAAGCAAAATAGTTGTTCTTGCCGTATAGGCTGCGATAGCGCTCGACGGTCGCCATGAAAGTCGGCGAGAGCTTTGCAGTGACGGCCGCACTAGAGACGCCGGAAAGCTCAGTGAACGCCAGATCTCGTTTTCGCCACATGAAAAGGCCCTGTTCGAGACATGCCTGGCGAATCTCGGCGGGAATGGCAGCAAATCCCCAACGTGCACTGACCGTCACGATGGCGCCGTTCTCAATAATTATCGAGCTGGGCTGGCTTGATTCGGGCGTTGGCACTCCAAATATCAGATAGCCGTCGTTCTCGTAGTAATCATCGCCGCCCACAGTAAATTCCTCGTCGGCAACAAAAAGAGAATCAATACTGTCTGGAATGTACGCATCGAGCCGGACATATTCGGTGCCCTTGCCTCGAAATACGCGCTCGCTGGCTTCTTCTGCCGCCGGCATGAAATAGCTGTCCGGCACGTCGCACTCGCGGTCAAACATGCGCGAGACGGCCAACCCCAGAAGTTCCCACGAGTCAGTATTCGAGGCGTCGGATTCCTGAGCTCCTGCTTTCAATTCGGCCGCTGTGACATACAGATCGGGCATGGGTTTGAGTGTAAAGAAAAAGCCTCGAGGTTATCGAGGCTTTAGTTAGACCGATTTTGTTTCTGCTTTATGCAGCTTGCCACTTGCTACCGTCCGAAACGAACGGTTTGTTGTTGCCGGTTGCGTGCGACGTTCGGCCCCAGGTACCGCTTGCGGCGGTCGTGGTCGTCACATTTGCTGTGATCGCTGTAGTGAGCATGTATTCTTTCGCCCCGTTGACGTGAAGAATGTAATCGCCCACCACATCCGTGCGGACCGTCATATACTTGCTCCGGTCCGCGCTGTGAAGCTTTTGTGCCATCTATTTAGCTCTGTTTATTCTTCTTGGGTGACGCAGCTTTGTTCGATTTGGGACCAGAGGCTTTTTCGCCCTCATCGTCACTAGCTGCTTCGGCACTATCGCCTTCGGCTTCGGCGGCTTTCTTGCCTTTACCGATTCCGTACCTTTCGGCCATCTCTTTCGGTATGTCTTGACCTTTATTGATCAACACAACCGCGGCTTTTTCTTCATCGGTCGTGACCTTTCCGTCATCGTCGAGATAGTAGTTTTTGTCTGCTGTTCCCATCTTTACCCCCGAATTTTGTTCCATCTTTATCGGCATAAAATTAAACCGGTGATGCGCCCACCGGCAGGCGATTCGAAACAAATCAGCGGTACCGCTGATTTCAATTACGCGAGACCGGTAACCTTGCAGAATGCTCCGGGAGCATAGACTGTCAGGGCAAGACGCTCTTCAACACGGATCGAGATCCGGTTGAAGTTGAAGTCATCTTCGTTCGAGTTGGTCGATTCAACACGAATGCCTTCCCGCTGCCAGATCTGCGCTCCATTCTGGAAATCACCGACCAATGCTGTACCGGCGGTAATCGCGGTCGTGACCACCGGTGTCAGGCCCCAAACCGGCGGATAAAGTACGTACTGACCGACGCCGTATTCGCCAACAAACGGACCACCGCCGTAGTATTGTCCGCTCAGATCTTTTGCAAGCCTGAGAAGCTCCCAGTCAGTCGGGTTGATGATCAGTCCGGTCGGGTTATAGCCACCCGTTGTCGGCTTCATTACCTTGGTCTTCGCTTTGTGAATGGCGACCAGATTGTCGGCCGCATTCGCCTGTGTCTGAATACCAGACGTCTGCAAAATACCAGTGATGTTATTGCCGGTTCCATCACCGTTGAGCAGCTGACTCTCTTCTTTTTGCGCGACCATGAACCGCAACCGGGTATTGATGTAGTCACGAAGCTGCGGAAAATCCGCATACATCTCTTCGGTTACCTTCAACACAACGGCGATCTTCTTGACGGGTGCATTCGTGTTCGTCAACACGAGTGTGGCTTCGGGCTTCTCGCCTTCCTCAGCCGTCATATCAGCTGCATTAGTGAAGCTCGTTTCCTGGATGAAATAGACCGTGTTTTGAGTCGTTTCACCAACCGGCAGCAAGTCGCGAATTGTTAGCCGCTGTTGCTGGATCAGCTCGACTGGCCGTGCTATGTAATTTCGCGAGCTGTCGAGACCGGTCGAGGTCGTTGTGAATGTGGCTTTCTGTCCAAGTCGCGGATCCAAAAAACCTTTGAGATCGACACCGACGTTGAGAGTTTTGGACGGAACTTTGCCCGCTTTCGCGATCTCTTTATAGAGCTCGTCTTCAACGAACTGCTCGCCAAGCGTTTTGGCACCAGCACCGAACATCGATCCGAATGCCTCACTGAATGCGCCGTCGCCACCAAGCGGGTTGATACCGGCAGGTTGCTCAAGAAAACTCTTGATGCCGAGGATCTTTTGATCCTGTTCGATCGATTTCCGAAGCTTCTCAGCTTCAGTTAGCTGAGCCTCAAGTTTTTCGCGATTATCTGCGGTGTCGCCCGGAAATTTCTTTTCATCATCCGGGTCAGGGGATTCCATTGTCACCGTTAGTGCGGTGATCGTGCCCAAAAGCTCTTGAAGTTTCAAGGCTTTTGCTTTTGCATGTTCGGACATGATGTTTCTCCTATTTTTTAGAGTTGAAGTTGTGCTACTCGCAATCGAGCAGTGCGCAGCTTTAGCCCTGAAAGTGGAGTGGTGAGGTTTATCTCATCGGGTCCGGGTTCCGGAGTGTTGCTTTTGCCTGACTCTTCATCGTCGGGATTGCATACGGCTCCCAGACCAACGGCCGTGTTGTGAATAAGATCGATAAGCTTTTGGTCCCTTGTTGCGTTGCGTCGGCCCGCTTTGAATTCGCTCTCAAAGAAAGCCAAATTGGCAGCCAACACGCCGAGCGGCAGAGCTTCAAAATTCTTTGCACCAGCGGCAACAGTTGCCGGATTGCAGCCCCAAAGAACGTCGCTGCAGTCGTATAGCTTCAGCTCCTGCAGCTCGCGGATCTCGCGGGATTTCTCAGGATCACCATCGACAGGCTCCGTGACGGTAGCGGACCTGATGGTGTCGTACGCAAAGCTCATCTCGTTGATGTCGCCGGCGTCGATGCCTTGCAGGATCCAGCTCGAGAGATCTACATCGAAATAGTCGCGTTTGACGAGCAGGCCACCTGTAGCTTCGGGCGCTTTTTCAAGCACCTCGTCGGGCAGTTCGTTGCGGGAAACTTCGCGAAGCTCTTTAATACTCGCGACGGGCGGGTGCTGATAGCTGTGGTTCCACAGAAACCGGGCACGCTTTGCCCCGCCGTCGATGGTACGCGCGAACGCGCCGGGCACTATTCGATCGCCGACGGCGTCAACGTTGCCAAAAACTGCGGCAATGCCGGTGCGCGTACGCCCCGAGCTCTGGGCTTTGATATTTGTTAAAGCGAGAGATTTATATTCCCGTGCAGCGTCTGCCATACGGGATTTAGGTTAGGAATTTTTGCGGGTTGTTATTTTAAGAGCTATTTTCTGCTGCGAAGCATGGCCAACACGGCAACAAGTTCGCCGATTATCTCGATCGCCAGATAGATCGCTCCGAAACAGAAAAACCAGTATTGCCAGTCGATTCCCATAAGAGTTTTAAGCAGTCTTGCTCGGCATCACGATCACCGTCGCGAACGTCTCGCCGTCTTCACACGGCCATTTAAGTTTTGAACCGCCGGGGAGTGTTAATTCGATCTCGATATCATACGAGCCCGGCGTGTCGACATCATCAGAGAGCCATTGGTACTCGCACTTTCCCGGATAAGTGGTCTGGTTCAAGATGGTCATCGCGACGGCATCTACTTTGAGATCGCTTTCGCCGTCAGCCGTCATGTTCAGGCTGACCGTCGAGCCGTCAGGTATCGCATACGGCTCTATTTTTTCCGTTGAAGCGTTCGTATGCTTAAGCGTGACGGTTAGTTTCTTGCCCGTCTCGCCGACTTTTACCCTGTGCGTTGCGTTAGCCATCTATATCGAGTGAATTATCTGGAATTATGCGAACTGCCTGATCTTGTTTTTGTATCGCTAAATTATTGCTGCCCGACAAAAACTGCAGCCATCCGCTGCCAGAATTCGAATCTATCTGATTCAGGCCGCTGTTAACGCCGAAGAAAAAAGGCGAATTCGGGAACGGGCCGAGAAACGCCGTGAGGCCATCCCATGAGCTCCCCCATGAACTTCCCCAACTATTTCCCCAACTGCTCGCCATATTTACGCTGGCCCGAATTCCGTACCGCTCTCGCCGTCGCCGGTGATCTCGATCTCATTAACATGCGTCATGTTCGCATCGACTTTACCGGTCACGCCGAAACTGAGCTGATCGGTTTGAGCTTTGATAAGCCCGGTTTCGACGATAATCTCGTTCTTATCGGCGGTCGCCTCAGTCCGTGTCGGCGGATCGTATGCAGTCAGAGCTGCTGCCGCGGCGGTCTGAGCTTGTGCCGCTGAGAGATTGTTCAAGGCTCCTAGTCCCGATGCAAACTCGGCATTCGTCGGCAATGCATCGAGCTGCGTGTCGAGATTTGCACTCGCCAAACCGACCGCCGAGCGTGTCGCCGCGGCATCAAGCGGAGCGGTGTAGCCGGCAGTCGCGAGCCGCGTGCTGATAGCTACATCGATACGACCAAGCTCTGTGGTCAGCTCGGCACGAACGGCCGATGCGATGGCTCCCAAAGTCAGATCATCCAAACTCGGATTGGCAGCCGCGATCTTGTCGACGATGGCCTGTAAAACTTTTTCACTGTCGGTGTCATCGATGATCTGGGCCTCGACCTCGTTCGCGATCGCGGTACGTTCGCCGGAAGTTAAGGTCATGGCCGAACCGACGGCCGCAGGCGATGCGGGCAGATTATCGGTCTTTAGTTTTATGGCAGCCGTATCAACTTTTGCAGCAGCGATATCGGCCGAGATAGACGCACCCGCCGGAGCTCCAAGCCTCGCGTACGAGTCGCCGGTCTGCGCGGTGCCGATCGTCCAGTCGGCGAGTTTCTTGCCGATGCTGCCCACCGTGGTCAATGCCGAAGTGAGGGCGTCCCAAATAGCTTGAACGCCTGCACCTGATAATGCATAGCCGGTTTTGCCGATGTTCCAGTCGCCTTTGCCGTTCAAAGCAGCAGCATTTATCGACGCCGCAGTGATCACGTTTGCGGCCAATCCATTCACGGTCGTGACGTTCGTTGCGGTCGTGATCGTTCCCGCCGTGATGTTCGTCGTACTCGCAGGTGCCGCCGGCAAGTTCGTCGTCTTGGCATTGACCGCCGCCACGTCGGCCGAAACGCTGGCACCTGCAGGAGCTCCGAGCCGTGCGAATGCGTCACCAGTTTGCGGCGTATTTCCGGTGTAGGTTGTGACGGTGTCGGTCAGCACGACGCCCGCGACCTTGAGACTTGAATCGACCTTCGGAGCATCGTTGAAAATTATGTAATAGACGCTTGTTGCGTCCGGGTTTGTGGTCCACGCGTGCCCGACGGTCGTCACTTTGGTTGCATTGACGTATCCCGTGATCACGCGGCATTGCCCGATGCCCGTACCGCCCGTAATGGCGATGAGGCAGCCAACTGGCAGCGAATCTGCACCGAGGGCGTTTTGCAGCGTGATCGTCGATGCGGCCCCGGCGGTTGCCGTACCGGTCGCAAGTATCTGCGAGGCTTTTATCGCACCGGTATCGCTCTTGACGGCGGCGACATCGGCGGACACCGAGGCTCCTGCAGGTGCACCGAGACGTGCAAAAGCATCGCCGGTCATTGCAGGAGCTGTCGCGTTTTTCCAATTCAAAACGTTTATATCCTGAATGCCTGCCGTTCCCGGCGTCGAGTAGATCGTGCCGAGCAGGTATTTATTGTCAACAATAGGCACGCCGTTAACGTTAGTCGCCGGGACCGTGTTGCCTTTCCACTGCGTGACGTTTACGCCGCCATCGAGAGCAAGGGTCAAAGGCTGAGGATCCCATGCTTCGAAGAGAAAACCGCCCCATGCATTGTTAGTCGTCGTGTCGTTCGGCCCGCCGTACTTTATGTTGGTTGCAGCGACCACGACTTCCACGCCGTACGCCGCGTCGACGTTCATCGCCCCAGGTGTCAACCCAGTTACGGTGAATTCTGCGTCGCACAGAAAGTTTTGGGTCGCTGCGTTCGCTGTCGCGTTCTCGAAAGCTGGAGATACTCGCCCGAGAACCGTAGCCCCGTTCATCACGCCTAAAAATATCGTCGGACAGGTAGTGGCGCCGGTGATGATGCCTCGTAGCCGAAACCTGACCATTCCATGAGCCGGAACTGTGATCGCAAGACGAAGGTTAGTAGTATCGATCGCTGTCATTGCGAGCAGCGACGATGTCGCCTTTGAAACAGCGGCTGCGGGATCGTAAAGTTTTGCTCCGAGCAGATTCATATCAAACGACCACGCCAATTATGAAACACCGGCAATTCGAGCCTCCCTCGCAGTCGGGATTCGGCGTATCGGGCAAGTCGGCTGGCGTGTCGGCTGTTTCTCCGTCCGCATCGCCGCACGGGCCGCAGGTGTTGGCATCCATCACGGCGCTATACTCGCAACGATCGATCTGGTCCAGATTGTTTTCAATCTCGGCTTCCCTGCCATATTGAATACTGATATTCGCCGTGTTACCTGCGAGCTGGTCGATCCACTTCTCGCTTTCACCCAGAAGCTTCTCTTTGAGCTTGTCTGCCGTGTAATCGAGCAGCAGCTTAAGCATCGTGTACCAATCGGTAGCGCGTTTTTGTATCTCGTTGATGATCCGGGAAATGGTGAGATCGACAAGCTCATCTTCTTCGAGCGGCTCGTCTTTTTGGCTGTTTGGTGAAAAGCTTTTGCCCTGGGCTTGCGCACGCAGCTCAGAAATCACCTGTCGACCGCCGGTCTGGTACGCAGAACGCACGCATTTTGAGATCTGCTTCGAGATCTCTGCGTCAGGAACCAGAACGAGCGTATGCGCTTCAGCAGGGTCCAACTTGTCGAGCTTCGTGACGGCTTGATCGATGAGGCTATTTCTAAAGCGTTTTAGTATTTTAGCGAGCTTTTCTTTTTCGCTTTCGAGATCGGCGGCGATGGCTTTGAGGTCGATTACGAGCTCGGCACCCTGCGGCTCGCGGCCGAGAGTCAGCCCATCCAAGTTAAAAGTTTTTTTTTGATGCTTAACGAATCCCGATCCCTCACAAACGCAAACTTCTACCGGCTGACCACACCCATGGCAAAGTTCATTCGGCGAAGTCAACCCTTTGCCATTATTCGCCGCATCAGCATTGCCAACGTCAGCCGTGCTGCCGTCTGTTAGCAAATTCGGGTCAGGGGGAGCAGTAGGTTCCTGCTCGGCTTCAAGGGCACGCATCGCTGGCGAAATTGCAAAAACTGTATTTTGTTGCACATAGTAGTCGTCGCCTGCTTCTTTGTCCGGCGCCATGCCGGTGGCTTCACGCGTCTCATTCAGGGTCCAGAAGCCGGCCCGGAAGTTCTCGCGGGCCCGCTTATGAATATTGTCGACATCTTCCTGCAAGAACGCGCACTGCGAGAGATCAAAGCCAACACGAATGCTCTCAGCCTGGATAAGAGCAAGATCTTCAAACTCAGGCAGCACGAACCACGTCAGCCATTCACGCAAGGCGGCAAGCTCGCCCGATATCTTGTTGTCCCAGAAGTTGCGTAATTCGGCCTTAGCTGTCGCGTTGGCAGTGACGTGCTGGAGCCCGACAAGTGCTCCAACGAGATTCGGCGGCACACCAAACACGGCGCATATACGCGATTCGAAACGGCCGGAAAGACTATCGCTGGCCAGCTCGTCCAGGTTGCTGCCGATCTTCTGGAATTCGGCATTCTGGTCCAGTACGGCAACGCCTTTCTGCTGACTGCCGCCGCGCGAGTATTTCTTCTGCCATTGCGACTGGATGTCTTTCTTCTTGGTGTCAGAGACCGTCGCGTTGAGTATCTTCAAGATGCCCGACGGCGTACCGTCGCTCTCAAAGAACGCGTCGACGTAATCTGTTAGGCCAAGATCGCTGTTGATGCTTTTGAGAGCAGCCGCAAGCGGAGCAAAGCCATGAAACTGATCAAGCAGGTCCGGTCGACGCCTGATCAATAGATCTTCCGGCTTGATCTTCACGATCTGGCCATCGACGCGGGTGTACTCGTAATAGCTGATGGTGTAATTGTCCCGCGTCGTCCGGGCGACGATGCGGTTTGGGTTAAGAATAAGCAGCTCCGCGGGCAGGCCTGCGTTGCTGCGATTAATTGCAACGTAGAAGATTCCGGCCGATTGCTCGCTCTGGACCAGCAGCCGGCGAAAGTCACGGCCGGTCTGCAATTTATTCGGGCGCTTGAATAAGCCGGGCAGCGGGTGGCCGTCGACTTTGTCCCATTCTTTTTTTGAGTTTTGCTTCTCGACGATGATCTCGACGTCGTTCATTACGTCGGCGATCTTGTTGATGCAGGCGTATACCAGCTCGTGATGCCGATACGCTTTAAAGATCGAGTCGCCGTCGTAGTAAATGCGTGAGGTGCTGCGGGAGAGCCCGGTAAACTGCCAGCTTGCAGGCTCAGTCAAAGCTAACTCTGCTGCCTTTTGCCCGAATGGGAGCGATCGTTGCAACTTGTTAAAAATTCCCATTTCAGGTTAGGTCTGGCAGAAAAACATTTTCAAAATATTATTTTTTTATCTCTAAATATTTCTGTCCTATATAACTATGCCCAGAGACTGGTTGACCATCACGCCGTATCGGGCAGCATCGTACGGATCGTCGCCGTTCCTGCCTTGCTCATCGCAATCTACCTTTAGCACGTCTTCCGGGTCATTCGGGTTGTGCATCAAGGCGGGCAGACACTCGATCAGGCCCGTGCACTTTGAATTAATCTTAATTGAGGGCTCTATCTGTTGGGATTTATCGCCCAACAGGTGCAGCAGCTTCCCGGCTCCTGCTTTGCGATTCGTGTTGGCAGCTCGCAAGAAGATCCCACAGTTCGC